GATTGACTCGTGCAATTTACTCTCTGCAAAGTCCAGAGCCACATTATCAAGGTCATTGACTGACTTTTTGTAGTCGGTATCCTCTTTCATCCATCGGTAGTGAGTATTGCGTGAAATTCCAACTGCCTTTGCTGCATTTGTAACAATTCCCAGACTTTTTTCCAGAGCTGCAACCATACGCTCCTTTTTTATGTTGTCACTTGTGTCACTTGTCTTATTAGCTTCTTCCATTTGATTCATCAATTAGTTTTGTGATTAGCTCCAAAGCTTCGGTAGAGTTTTGAACCTCATAACCATTGCTTGGTAGCTCAATATTGTGTACTCTTGTATGAATGGATTTGATTTGCCTATCGGTTTGCTCAGAGCCTCTCGAAAACCTCCCATCTGCACCATTACCCATAATTCGTATTATAATCGGCTCAGCAGCTTTAATTACTGTTTTATTGGTGAACCTATCTCCCTCCAAAAGTACAAAATCTTTCGAGCTGTATTGAAGAAACTTGTCCAAATCGGTAACCACTGACATTGATAGTCTGTCAGAACCTTGAAAGGTTGAGCCATCGTATTTCCCTACAATTACCAGATTGTCATTTCGATGAAAATAGAACTTTCCTAGCTTCGCTCTCCGATTACATTTATACTTGAGCAGCAGTTGTTCCATTACCCAAGTTTTACCAGTTCCAGTTGCCCCAATCAGTAGAATTTTTTTAGACTGTTGCATATTATTTGTTTTGAAGTTCTTTAAGTCTAAAGTGCTCATACGTTTCCTTTCTGAAATCCCAGAGTGGTGACCAGTCAATACCATCTGTAATACTTTGACTCATTTTGGTTATCTCAGCTCCAGCCCTATCGATGTAGAACCCTACATACCTTTTGCCTAGCCTCCATTTCTTGTAAGCGCATAAAGTCGTTTCAATGTTCCAGATATTAGTATGTTCGATTGACATTTTTTGAACGTGATTTTTGATTTCAGTGAACATATTTTGGAGTAGCTCAATTTCAGATGGAGTGATTTTTAACTCAGTTCCGTGTGTATTCAGACTGTACATTGAGAAAGCCAGAGCAACCCCATTTCTACAGCTTTCTGCCTCCTTTAAATTGAGAGTTGTTGGCTCGATGTCCAGACCAGTTAAAACGTGAAGCATCTCCAGGTAGATGAATAACGTAAACCTACCAAACGTGAAAATACCAGATGATTTCTGGTAAACATTGTCATAGGACTTATCTGGTGTAGATAAAATCAAGCTGCAGAAAAAATTGTGTTGTGTGCTGGAACCGATAAGCTCCTTGTAAGATTGAAAAGCTGCAACAAATTGATTGGAGCTCTTAACCCTTAACCTATCTGTTTGGAAAATCAGAACTTTTTTGTTCATATCCCACCATCGTTGTAGTCTGTTGACATCTACATTCTCAAAGTCTGGAAATTCATTATAAATGTAATAAGCTGTTGTAGGCGAGTAGGTACAAGCGTAAAGGAATGCTAACCAATATCTCTGCTCAATATTCAGCTCAAATCTGTTAGAAATATACCTCAGTGTATCATTCGCTGGGTCTATGTCCTTTGCTACGGAGCTTTTGCGATGATATTCGTAGTATTTTTTTAAGTCGTCCATACAAATTGTTTAGTACCTCTGTTTTTTGTGTAGTATTCCCCTTCAAATTGAAGTCCACATCTTTCGTAAAATTGATTAGCAGCGTCATTTGTTGCATTGCACTTTACAGTCAATTTTTTGTTCTCTCTGGCAGCTTTTTTCATCATAGATTGAACCAGATGTTTACCTAGCCCCTCTTTTTTGAATAGACTACCTACTGCCATCTCGTCAATGATGTAGGAATTGGCTTGAACTGACCATCTGTATCTCATAAAAGCTTTTTTGCCAATTACGATAAATTTGCTGGTTCCGGTGCCTCCAATGTAATTTACCCATACGTAAAACAGATTGAAATCTCCAATATGCTCCTTTTCATCTTTGTACAACTGTTTTATCCAGATTGCATCTTCTTCCTTGGCCGATGTGATTATAATTCCCATTTCAACAATTTATTTGCTGGTACTTGAAAGGGCTCAACATCTCCCAGAGCTCTTATAAAAATGTCTTTCGTTGAAGCTAAAAACATTGATTCACCTCTGACGTATATCCACATTGGCCTCATACCATTAGTAAACGCGTATAGCGTTCTGTCTTGAAGCAGCAACCCAGAAAATGAACCAACCCTTGAAACAAGCTCTAACATTGCTTTAGGATTGAACTCAGATACCTTTAGCAGTACTTCACCGTCATTGTGAGTTTCCATCTTAATACTCCAGCGTTCCTCCATTTCCTCCTTGGTCCCCATATCAATAACCCCATTGAAGCACAAGCTTGAATTGTCAATATGAATTGGTTGATTGTTTTCGTGATTATGAAAATCACCAGAAGTTGAGTACCGATTATGGTAAATAAAAAAGTTTGAAGTTGGTATTTTTATATCCCTAAATTCATTTTGAAAGAACTTTCTAGTGACAATTTTTCCACCAGAAAGGTATGAATATCCATAGGAATGCACCCCCCTAATTTTTGATTGACGTATCAATTTGAACAAGTCAAAAGCATCTTCCATACTCGGATTTTTGCTAAAATAACCTACAATTCCACACATTTTGTTTGCTTATTAAATATTTTTTACTCCCCTCTACAGTTCTGGCTCACTTGCAATCCGTCACTTCTTGAAATTTACAACCAACGTGTTGCCAGATAGGTGTTAATTGCTTAGAAGTGAAAAAAAGTGTATTCTCGATGATTTGTGTAAACACAATTTTACTGCTCATTTTCATCATATTTGAACGCTCTCAAAGGATAAAAAACAAGTGAATTTCGATATCCTCCAGCTTGAGTAGGAACTATTGGAGTGACTCCGTGAAGTGATTTCCAGGCTGGATAAACTAACATTGAATTTTCAGCTGAATTGAAGATTGCACCATAATCTGGAACTGATAAATGACCTCCGTATGAATTTTCTCGTTTGGCCAAAATTACATTAGCGCAGCCCAAAAGATTAGCACTGTCGATGTGATATGAAGCTGAAATATTGTAATTTGAAATTGAGCTGGTAAACAGATTTCCAAATCTCCACTCCTCTGGAACCTTACTTGAAATCGTTTCGAGTTGAGCAGCATAGATGTCTGGAGCTATTTGTTTTATAAGCTCCTCACATTCCCTACAAACCATCATCATAGCCTTGACAAACAAATCTGCTGTTTTAACATTATGAACGCTGCTACGTGTTGGATAAGCTCTCCTCATATGAGGCTTGGGAGGTATTGAACCAATGATTGTTGAAAACTGTTCAACTCCGTGGCCTCCCTCTCTCCGAGCCACAATTGCTGATGAACGTGACATAACAGATTTCGGAACTCTTTTTGAACGAAATTCTTGATTGGCCAGAGCTAAATATTTAGCCAGTTTAGGACTGTACTTGGTTACGTCCTTGATGTAGAACCCTACCATAACACCATCCTCGTATAACGTGCAATCCTCCGTTACATTTGGTCGCATTGTGCTGCACTTGTCACCAACTTTACAGCTGTGGATAACTTTGACTAAATCAATCCTTTTCATACTCCAGCTTAACTTGTTGCATTAACTCAATCAACTCTCCTCCTATGTAGATTTTGGCATCCCTACATTTTTTCTCCAGCTCTTTCGCGATTTCATATTGGTCGATGTCGATGTTGATTTGCAGAGCTTTTTTAACCCCTTGCTGCAGACTTTCAATATTAGCCTCCAAATCCTCGTAGTCAACATCATCGTAGTTCATTGGCTCTTTACCTAACCATTTGTCTACCAAATCCATATCCCAGTTGAACTCCAAAGCATCTTGGTCCCATTCACCATAGGATAAATTGTCCTTTATCAAAAGCTGCTGAACCTTGTCGTCTGGTAAGTCAACTTGACGCGCAAAAATTGTGGTATGACCAAGTTCTCGACAAGCCAGATAACGCATATTACCAGCCAGAATAACATTGCTCATATCAATTATAATTGGTCTGATTGAAAGCATCTCTGGAAAGTCTTTTATCGACTCCTTTAGAGCTTCAAATTTTGCAACATCAATCGTTCTAGGATTGTCCTCGTATTGCTTCAGTTCCGAAATTTTGTATTCTTTAGTTTGCATTTTCTAGTGCTTTTTTCATTGATTCGATTAATAGAGCTCCAATATCTACCTTACGTGCTTTGAGGTAATTCACCAGTTCGTTAGCGTGAGAATAATCGGTAATAACGAACTCAATCTGAATAACTTTTTTCTGAACTTTCATCGTGTCACCAGAACCAGAACCAAAGTCCGTATCTGAATCTGAATCCAGCTCCTCAGAAGCCTCAAGCGTATAGTCCTCTGGAGTCCAGATATTCATTCCCCATTCACGTAGTAACCCATCATCAAATGAATTAGCCAGAATGTCCCAGTCCCATTTGCCATAGTTGACGTTATCCTTGATTATGAACTCGTCCTTTTGCTCTTTAGTAAGTCCAGTTATTTTGACTATTTGTATTTTCTTTAAACCAGCCTCTACACAAGCCTTATAACGCATATTGCCCCCTAGAATAACCATATTCTCGTCAACTGCAATTTCTCGGATTGAAAGCATCTCTGGAAAGTCCTTGATTGACTTAACCAGCTTCTTAAAGTTAGATTCTTTGATTGTTCTCGGATTGACTGGATTTGGCTTGACTGCGCCAATTTTCACCTCCAGAACTTCTACATTCTGCACCATACTAAACGAAATAAAGGAATATTAAAAAAGTCAGAACAAAACAAACAACCCGAATAACAGATTGTCCGATGTACTTCATATCATCAAAGTACTCCATTGCTGTAGGAGCTTTCAGATGAACTAAAAAAACCATAATAAATCTATCCACAAAAAAAATGGCAGCCAATATTGGTGCCAAACAAAGTCCCAGAATGATTTTACCAATCCTTGAACCTACATTACTTCCCTCTTTCATAATTGCATTTTTTTTTGTTAAACTCTGGAGGCTCCGATATACTCGGTTGAACTACCTCCAGAGTGTGTTCATTAACACGATGACTGCAATATTATGTATTATTTTCTTTATTTGCAAATATCTGAAATTTTGCGTCACTTCTTGAGTTGTGTTGGAACCAAGTATGAAAAGGATAAGAAAGTCGCTCATAATTGCTTAAAAGTGCATATTTGAGCATTACTCGACTGTATTAAAACAAATAAGGCTGAGATTGCTCCCAGCCTTAAACCTAACCATTTGAACATTAAAAAGGCAAATCGTCGTCCTCCTCAAGCTCTTTGATTGCATCCTCCGTAAAGTTGGCTACAATTCCGTTTTTTTCAACCCCACTATTCGGTCCAAATCCGTGATGAACTTTCATATTATCTCCAGAGCTCGAACTCCTAGCACTACCAGAACCAGAGATTGCCCATCCCTCAGCTGAAAGAAAGTATTTCACTTCCCCTTGAGGGCTTGTCCAAGCTCGTCCTTTCAAATTTGCCTCACATTCCACTAAATCCCCCTCCTTGTAAGGATTTAGCAACTCGCATTTGTCTTGAGAAAATTGAACCTCAATCTCTTGAGGATATTTCTCGTCCGTTACGACAATCAGAGCTCTTTTTTTGAATTTATCTGACACCACAATGGTCTGTCCGATATTTTTAACTGTTCCAGTAATTTTCATATTGTAAAGGTATTAAATTTTAAATAAACTATCAGTTTCATCAGTGATTCGCTTGTACATTCCGTCCAAGTTGTTCAAGTAGTCCCTAGCCATACCAACTTGAGTGTAGATTGCCTCGATTTCGGATTGAACTGCTCCCAGAGTCCATACTCGCATACGCTGAGCTGGTTCCAAGTGTGAGAAAGTCATTGACCAGCGTATCTCTTGCTCCACCTCAACTGGCAGCTCAATTTCGCAGCGTTTGTACTCCTCCTTGCGAATTGCATCCAGAATTAAGTGCTCTGGAGTGTCCATAAGGCAATAAACCAATTGAAAGGAACTCTTACCAGATAAAGCCAGATATCCCATACCTTGCCAATAATAATCTGGGTTTGGAAGCTTTTGCTCAAACATTGGAAAGGTAAACAAGTCCCAGCTAGATTTCACGTCTGCTAATAGACCATTTGCATCCCAGTTAACATCTGGCTCTCCAGTGATGAACTCATTTGTCAAACGATTTTTGCTGTCAGCATCAAAATCCATTAGCAGCCCCCAGCCTAAATGATGATTTGCAAAAGCTATTGCATCATTTTCAACTAGATTCCCCTTTTCAGTGTATTTCGAGCTGATTTCCTTGCGAGTTTGGAAAGTTTCCTCTTTCCATAATTGCGTCAAATAGGACTTAGCCCCAGAGCTCAACTCTGGTTTGGCATCTCGCTTGGTAATTAACTCATCTCGTAACAAAGCTTGTTTGTCCGTGAGCTTTACCTTGCTTAGCAATTCGTTAAGCGTTTCTAGTTGCTTATCGGTGATTACTACACCTCGTCCAGCTGACATAATGCTCCCAAGTGAGCTGCAGCGAAATTTATAGTCGTCCCATCTTTTCATATCGCCAAGTTTTTAAGCGTTAGAGATTGTTGAGTTGTCAAAGCGTAATTTTTAGCCAGTTTCTCTACAGTGTATTGTTTGCTTTGGATTGCCACTACTGCCTCGTCAAAAGCCTTATCATCCAAAGGTTGAGGAACTCTTGGAGCTTTACTCGGAGCTGCTGCTTGAGGTTGAGTTCTAACTTGCTCACCAGAGGCATCATTGTCAGCGTCCGTGATTAACCCCAAAAGCTGAGCCAGTCCATAACGTCTAAAATACGTCAATTGAGAGCCATAGACTTGAAAATCATTCATTCCCTTGAGCTGAATACCAGCTATCAACTTGAGTCTGCTCTCAATGAATTGTTGAGTTTCAATGTGTAGAACCATTGTCACCAGATATTCGTCGTCTACGAATTGGGTTGTTACTAGACCATTCTTGCGTAGTAAAGGATTGATTGCCTTTACAATTTGCTTAAGGTCTGCATACTTGTACTTTCCGAAATCGTTGCTCGAAGCTTCGAAAATTACTGGAACCTCTGCTTGGAAGTTCGATAGAGCTTGTAGAAGCTCTTTTTTGATGTTCATCGTGTTCATATTACATTCTGTTTTTAAGTTAAAATTTTCGTTTCTAAATCTTTGCCTTCGCTTATATGCAAACCGTTAGCACCAATACTACAATCCCTTCATATAATTAACTTCTGTTTCCTTTTCGCCTTTCAAAGCGTTTTTAGCATATTCATAAGCCTGTCTAACTTGTCTATCGTGGCAAGTAACACCTTTGCTACTGTTATGAATATTTGAAGTTATCCGTAAGGCTTCAATAATCGTTTCCAATTGAAACTTATAAATTGTTATTTCTTCCATTCTATTTATATTATTGTAAAAAACTATAAATTCATTCCA